ACCAGGGTTTGCTGTACATCTAAGATATGTTTCTATTTCAGAGTCTGTGGTTCTCAAACGAGATGCAAGGTAGTTCCAACTAAATTCTGTTGGGAGATGTGTGATTTCATCAAAGCCAATCCAAGAATAGGCTTGACCTTGGTATCGGTAGACATCGGCATCTCGTTCTAAGAACCCAAATTCTATTTTAGCACCACTAGGAAAATTCCACAACTTCTCTACTTCTCTAAACTTAGCACCGGGAAATGCTTGGGGATATAGTTCACGAGATTTATCAATCATCTCACGAAGTTCTGGCATAGACCTTCTTAATATTAAAGCACGATGAGCTTTTTTATGAGCATACCTAAGAGGGTCAACTAGCATGGCATAAGATTTACCACCACCAGCAGCTCCGCCATAGAGTACATCTTTTTCATCGGCAGCTAAGAAATCTGTTTGTGGTCCTTCATTGGCATGAAAAACAACATTAGCTTCTTTTAACTGTTCTTGAACATCTTCAGGTACTTCAGATAATTTATTTTCAGTAACAACATTAGAAGTTGTTTGTTCGGTAGCTTTTTTAATAACTTCTTCTTGAGCTTTGATAGTTTGCTCTTTATTATATAAAGCTTTTTTTTGTTTGGCTAATTTCTTTTTACGCTGAGCAATTTTCTTTTTGTGTTGTTCAGCTAGTGAAGGGTCTGAATCTAGATAATTCTTAAGGGCAACATGAGAAATGCTACGCCCTGCTTCTTGAGTAATTAAACGAGCAGCCTCTCTTAGAGAATACTTCTGTTCGCTAACGCCTTGTAGATATTTTTTTAAGGCTTTGAGTTCTTTAGGTATGGGTTTGAGATAACCCTCGATGTCACTTAGTTCGTAACCAAAAGGAATAGTGTGACTTTTTCTTACTAGGTAATCTTTTGGTATGTCTTTCATAATCTTAAAAGCTGGGTCTTCCAGACATTAAGATGGAATAAAACATCTGGAAAACCTCTTACGCTGACTCAGTCTTTCGACTTCGTGCCTTTACTAAAGATAGCATCCCAGTTTTCTTCAAACTTTTTTCTATCTTTAATTGGTCTTTGTTTAGAGCCTTTACCTAAAAAGGTTCCACTTTTTACCTTTAGCGGTTTGTCTTCTTTTCCTAATAAAGCCATTTTATTTCTTTTTCTTGACTAAATCTTTATGTACCATTGTATAGGCTTCATTCTTTGCTGTAGTTTTATCGTCAGCTATATATCTACCGTCTTCGTCACGGGTTCTAACTTTTACCCAGCCAAAGAAATTACCAACTTTTTCCCAAAAATTCATGCTTCCTCTTTTTTATTTTAATGTTTTAAATAATTTTTTATAAAACTTACTTAGTCTTTTGAGACCTTTTTTTAGTATTCCTTTTAACATTTCTTCTTTTCTTAGGTTTTGGTTTAGTAAACTTAAATAAATTCTTAAACCAATTAACCATATCTTCCCAGCCAAAATACATTATAATTCTCCTTCTTGTAATTCTTGTTCAGTATATTCTACATCTATAGTTTGTTTTTCAGGGAGAATAAAGATTCCACCCTGAACATTATGGTTGACATCAACCCTTTCTGTTTTCCCTAGTCCAACTCTATCAAGAACTGTTTGAGCAGCTTGTAGTTTTACATTGGCTTGAGGTATGGCATCCGCAGCTGTCATAACTTCAACGAGCTTAAAAGCTGCTTTAGGTGCTTCCCTTGCAAGTACATTCGAGGCTAATTCGACTATTTCTTCTTTTAAACTCTTTATTACTTGGTAGTGATTTCCTGAGTATCCAGCAAGTTCCGCAGATAGTTTTAAATCTCCTTGCGTTTCAAGGATATTATCTAAAAACAATTGTTGTTTATTGGTTAATTTTCTATTAGCTGGTAAATTACTCATATATCTTATTATAGAACTTTCTCAAGTTTTGTCAAGAGTTAATTTAAAATACCAATAATGGGGGTAAGGTATTGACAAAAACAAAAACCAAGTGTATAATAACATTGTAGGTCGCCCGGGTTAAATAGTAACCCAGAGAAACTACTTCTAAAGTCTCAACAATCCCCCTCAGATACTCTCCCAAGGTTTATTAAGCCCTGATAAGTTACACTGGAGCCGAACTAACCTACTGTCTTAACACTTCAAAACTTCTAAAAATGTAGAAGCACTAGTATATATGGGGTGTACCCCCTGGGGCACTCCTGCCCTGCCCTTTACTCAGTAGGACTTCAGAGCCTTTATATATATGCACGAGGACTTCAGAGGACTTCAGAGGACTTCAAAGACCATGAGGTAAGACTTAACAAGCATACAGAGGTCTACAGAGTCTGTAAATTAATCTTAAAAGACTTCACAAAACTTAACAGAACTTCCCAACTCTCTCAGACTTTCATAAGCTAAACAGCAAGAACTCTATACTTTAGAAACTTCAAAGACCATCAAAGCCTGGCAGGTCTATATTATTAATTCAAGATTTAACAGACCATGAACATAAGCCTTGTTAAGTTTAGAAAGTGGGCGAAAAAAATAAATGTATGTACTGTATAAATGTACAGTATTAAAAAGTTGCAATTAAAATTTAGATATGCATAATAATAATTAAGGTTGTAATTAAATAACCTTTAAGGAGTAAATAAAAATATGAAAATTAAATTTTCACGTGACAAAAGGGGTAGGTTTCTAGCTCTAGCAAAAAAAAGGGTAGATAAAGCAGTAAACGCAATCAGGCTAATTGAAAATCTATCTGTTAGAAGTAATTACGATTACACCGATTCTGAATTGGAACAAATTATTAAAGAGCTTGAAAAGCAAGTTAAAGGAGTTAAAGCAAAGTTTAGAGAAAACAGAGGAGTTAGTCGTAAGGAAAGGAATGAATATTTGAAAGAGCAACTGTATAAAAGGTTAGGTTATAAGATATAAAACTAAATATTAATACCCTTTTAAACCCTCATTAATTTGGGGGTTTTTTTTGTCTGTAATTACTGTATAAATTTACAGTATTAAAAAGTTGCAATAAATATTTATATATGCATAATAATAATCAAGGTTGTAATTAAATAACCTGTTAAATAAGGAATAAATAATATGTTTTTATATAAAGATGAAAATAAAGATAATATTCTTATTAATAAGTATATTGTTGAACATAATTTAGATGCTAATACTTTTTCTTTATGGTTAATTGATTCTAATGAGAATAATATATGGAAAGATACTGAAGTTCACTATGAAGAATTTATAACTTATGATGAAGTCTATAAATATTTAGGTGAATTAAGATTTAATTATTTAGAAAGATTTAAAGGGGGTAAGGCATAATGAAAAAAGAAAATTTAATTAATTGTGTTATTACGATTGATAAAAATGGTAATGATAAATGTTATGGTGGTGAATACTGTTCACAATTTGAAACTGTAAGAGAACTATACAATTATTTTTATGACTTAATTAGAAAGGGCAGCATTAAAAGGTTTCTTGTGCTTGATTCTTTCCCCTTAATATATGTAAATTTCCAAGATGGTAACATAGTTAAAAAGGGCGTAGAAATGGAGTTTTTAGTAAAAACAGATAAGAATTCATCAAGTTATGAATGGTAAAGATTTAAATAAAAGGAGTAAATAAAAATGAAAGACTATTTTAAATATGAAGAAATCAAAAAATATTTTGATGACTTTTTAACTGAAGATTCAGGCATTGATGGAGAAAGTAATAATTTCTTAGCTGTTAATGATTCTGATTTTAGAGATGATTTACATTATCAGGCATTTAATACTGATTATTACATCATAGGCACATACCAGGCCAAACAATGGTTAGGTGTTAAAGTCTTTGATGTAATCAATATTATTAAAGAGTATGAACAGCTACATTTTGGAGAAGTCACAACAGATTTAAGCGACCCTGAAAAAGTAGTCAACATGTATGTCTATATTGTAGGCGAAGAAATTGTTGCTGAATGGCTAGAAAATAATCCATTAAAAGAATAATTAAACTTACTATCTTCCCTAAGAAAGCCCTCTTTAATTAGAGGGTTTTTTTTATTCTCTACAACTTCATAGACTTGGAAAAATAAAGTCCCCAAATTAATGAGGACTTTAGAAAATAATAAAAGGGTATTATTTTTACTTAGAATTTCTTATGCAGTATTGTTGCCAACACTAAATCTTCAGCTTCAAAGTTGGGGTGAAAGCCACCTTGAAAATATCTCGCAATTACTTCTAAAAAATTTTCAGCGTCTTGCTGTAAGTTGCTTAATTCTTTTTCAAAGTTATCGTGGATATTATTTTCATCACATGATTTTTCAAAATTGTAAAAAAGGTCAAGACCAAATTCACACACATTATTGGCGTCAGCATTTTCATACTGCTTTAGAGTTTTAATTTTATTATGAGTATTTTGCATAATTTTTCCTTATTTAAAAGTTAGTCTAAATTAAAACATATTTATTTTATTATTGCAAGAAATATTTAATCTTTTTTGTTGGTTAAACTTAGCCCTAAAAAAAATTAATTCTTTAGGGCTAGACTGTAAGGGCTATATCGAATTAGGTAAAATTAAGTTGCCCTCACTAAGACTATAAACCTATATAGTCTATAGAGATTATATAGTATTCTTTTTAGTTTCTCAATAGTTATCTTTATATTTTTTACTGTTCTTTACTGTTTAGCTATATAGTCTATAAAGTAATAAGTTAAATTAATTGTTAAAAAAATTTGACTTTTAGTTTCAATAAGTTTATTGTTGTTTATATTAATTATTTTTAAGGAGTAAAAATGAAAAATATTTATGAAATAAGATTTAATTACGAAGAATCGGGTACATTTTTTGTCGAAGCTGACAATGGTACTAAGGCGATTTATCAAGCTGAAAAGATTTTAGATGATAAAGCCTCTGTGAAGTTAAAAGATGACGACAGACATCTCGAAACTAATCATAGAGAATTTGTAGTAACTTCAGTTGAAGATACATCTGCTAGGGGAGAGAACGATGACAGTTAAAGAACTTAGAGAAAAGTTAAAGAAGTTTGACGATAATGAGGAAGTAATTTTCTATCATTTAAAAGACCATAACCTTGAAAGTGTTGAGCTTGAAAGTGTTATAGAAACTGAACTAGGTGTTGAGTTTACAACAGGGAGAGTGCATGATGACCGAGAAGCTGAGTAAATATTATTGTGAGTATTGTGGTGAGCAATATCCTGAAACGGAAGATGGCGAGTTTACATTTATTGAAATCAACATAAGACCATATGAATTATTTTGTTGTGAATCTT